CTATTGGGGCATCCTATACCCAGCCACAAGCAAAAACGTTACGTTCTACATAAAAACCAACATTCCGCAATCGGTGACGGTGACAAACAACAATAATATTCCATACCTTACACTTCCACAGCTTAACCTTGGTGTAGTCAATCCAGAACAACCCGCACAAGCCACATTAACCTTAACCGTTGCCCCAAACGCATCAGCTTGCATGTTTCAAATAAAAATTTGGGTGACTGGAACTGCCTAAACAGGGATATGTAGAATCGTACAGGGGTTTCCAGATTTATGTTGTTCAGGACGCGTACTTAACAAGCAGTGGCAAACTGGTTGCTCGGTATGTTGCTGTTGAGCCTGTTATGCACTTGTTTGTGGATGGTGTGGATTTGCCTGATTTAAAAGCAGACATAGACGAATCATATCGGTAAGAGGTGAAAAATCATGTGTGATGTTATCTGTCAATTTAAAGATAAATGTACAAGCTACTCGCAAAGATGCGAAACATGCAGTAATAACACTGGCAAAAAAAACTATTATATTCCCGTACCGATAGCACCCTATTACATTCCTTGGTATGGAATAAGCACTTCAGGGAACTATTACACTCAAGGAACTTATATCGTTCCTTAATTCTATAAGGGTCTTCTTGACACTTGCCTTCCCTAAGCCAAAAAGAGCACGTTTCATTCTGCAACTCAATCCCTTTCTAGTACGGCTTACAAAGCAAGCAAGAAAAAGAACCCCTTAAACCAAAAAGTTGATAGATATGGCGAAAAAAAACATTTGCGACACAACATGGTGTTACGCGCCATGTCCAGAATTCGAAAAATGTAGCAAGAAAATAAAGAAAAGGTTGGATAAAATATGAACACTGTAACCTGTTCTTATTGTGGCAAAACATACAATCCTGACACAGAAAAGCATGAATCAACATTTAGCACAGAAGCACCTAACGGTAAATGGTTAGGATGTAGTACAGAAAAACTGAGCATTGTAGACAAGTACTATGGATGCTTAGATGAAATGATTTCAGACTTAAACAATCTGACAGATAAAGACTTTGACATAGGGCGGTAAGTAATGCAGCATCAATCCCGACTCCACAGACTCAAAGAGTATTTGCTCAACCACTTAACATTCACCATAGAAGACGAGCCAGCACCCACAAACGTTTCTTACAGGGTGACAACGCAGGTTCAACATTGGAGCAGCGTGTATGTGCAGCATGTGGCTTGTGAGTTGTCGGGGTACAGTTTTACAGTAAACCAATTCTGAGAGGTAAACCAAAATTGAAAGTAAAATACACTTTATTATCAACAATTGAGGAAGATAACACACAAACAAAAAAGTACGGTCCAATGTGTCCTGTGCCAACCATTTATGGTACAGTTGAAATTGAAGGTTCAATAGAGTATTGCGAAAATTTGAAGACTCTTATCGAAACTAAATATCGCATTGAATAAGCGATAGGTTCTTGGTGTTGAATCCCCATTTTATCCTGCACTGCGCCTTCGCGGTCTCGGATACGTCGGGGCACCTCTTAGGCGAAGTAGACAACACTCTAACATGTAAATAATACAATAAAATATATAAATTTACCCATAAAAAACAATATTTCATAATTTAACCGAGAGCTAAAACGATTATTAAACAAGGAACCTGTAAAAAATGCAAGAAAATGTCCCTGAAATGTCCCTCAACACACAAACACTTCAACGTCTACCAAAAATAAAACAGGGACTGCGAGAAGGCTTATCCAGAACCCAAATAGGAGAAACATGTGGAGTAACAGAGAAAACAATAGACAGAGACATGCAAGTATGGGTGCAATCAGGATTCTTTGAAGTATGGTTAAAAACCGAGTTCGTAGGACTCTACAGCCACGTAGTAGTTGCAAACCCAGTAGCCGCTTACAAAGAACTCGCAAAAATTATAGCTAAGATGGTTACTCAAAAACGCGAGTTAACAGTAGATGAAACTTTAACAGAAAAACAAGTTGTTGAAATTGACCTGTCAAAACTTAGTGACTCCGATAAACAAGCTCTCGACACCGCTGCGCGAATATTGGAAAGCCAGAGCAAAAGAGAACTTAGTAATCTTCACTGAACAAATTGGCTACAAAAATGCGCCTTTTCACATTGAATGGTACAGTAAACTAGAAAATCAATTTAGCCCATTAAAACTGTATCCAGACCGACTAAAACACTTGATGCAGTTCTGGCCCCGTGGACACGGCAAAACAGAGTGCACCTCAATCAATTATGTCTCATGGCTAGTCGGCAACTACCCAGACATACATATTAACATCGTCACTAAAACAGCGTCTTTAAGCGAAGAAATCCTTTTAGCCCTAATGACTCGCATGGAGTCAGACGAACATTACATAAACATTTTTGGCGAACTTAAACCTAAAGACGCAAGGAAATGGACTACTAAAGAAATCATAGTTAACCGCCATGAAATCAGCAAAAACCCTACTATTAAAGCAACAGGATTAATGGGTCCAATCACAGGCGGACGCAGCGACTTGGTCTTAAAAGAAGACATTATTGACGAAGAAAACGTGCGTACTCCACTGCAATTTGAGAAAGTTTTAACGTGGCATGACAAGGTTTTGATGCCAACCTTATATCCTTGGGGCGGCGACATCACAATTGGTACACGTTGGCACTATGCCGACCTATACGCGGAACTTATGAAGCATTATCCATGTGATGTGAAGAAAGCTATTATTCGAGAGGCAAACCCTGAACAAGGCATTGAGCCTATTGTGTTATGGCCTGAATACTGGAGTTACCAAAAACTTGTTGAGAAACGGGATGCAATTGGTAGCATCATTTTTGATTGCCAATACCAAAATGACCCAACCAGCATGGAAGGCAGCCTGCTTAAAGCTAAGTGGCTTCACAGTTGGGATGAACCAAACATTGACTCTTTCGGTGTATCCCTTTATAGAGCACCCGACTTTGACAGAATGCAACATTACCTAGGCATTGATCCTTCAATGGGTGAAGGTGACTACTTTGGCATAGCGGTGTTAGCTTATGATCCCCGTGCAAACAGGGGTTATCTTCGAGACGTTTTTGCCCAGCACCTTGATTTACCAACCATTCTTAAAACGAAGTTGCCTGAGATAATGCAGCTTTATAAGCCCTTAAAAATTTATATGGAAACAGTGTTTTGGCAAAAACTGTTAACTAAACTGCCTGAGTTGCAAGGCTACCCGATTGTTCCAATTCGAACAGTGAAGGATAAGGAAGCACGATTTATTCCCATGAGCAGCCACTTTGAAAGTAAACGTGTCTTAGTAAACCCGTTACTGCTTAATCGCAGTGAGTTTTGGACAGAGTGGGTTCAGTTTCCCCGTGGGCAACATGATGATGCAGTGGATTGTGTTGAGATGGTTGTTACTAAAACAGTTGGTTCAGGAAAAGGAAGAGTGAGCTTCGTTTGAAACTACAATTACCAAGATTCCTACGTGAAGACAGCCGATTGTCACCGCATAACCGCAAAGTTACTGAAAAGTATAAAGCAGCCTACGACCAATCAAGCAGCAGCAAACCAGCCCGCAAAACCTTTTGGCAAGGACAATTCAGCTGGCGACAACGATGCAGCCACTATGACCAAATCACAGACCAATACTCACTGGCAAAGGTTGCGCCATTCACTCTAGCAGGACTCGTAACCGCGCAAGGCGTATTCTTTAAACCCGCAGAAAAAAAGCCCCAATCCAAACTCAAAAAGTCTGAAAACAGCAATCTTTCTGAGCAGGAAACACAAACCTACGCGCTTGCAGAAGAAGCCTGTTACCGCGCAGACAAATTCAAGCGTGAACAGCAGGTAAACAGTAAATTCTATGAGACAGTTTGGCGGGCTGCAAAGTATGGCGGTTGCTTCTGGGAAATCACTCAAACCCCCACTTTCGGCTTTCGCATTCCACCGCTGCAAGAATGCATCGAACCCTACATGGCTGATGAGCAGGGCAACATTGTAAAGTGGCGGCAAATCGTTAACGGCACAGTAACCGCTGAATGGACCAGTGAAGAGTTAATACTTGTTCCCTTCTTAGGTGTAGTCACGGCAACGTGGCCTTTTGCACCCAGCATATTCACAGGCTTAGAAACCGAACTGGAAATGCTCACTGGCATTGAAGAGTCAGCAAAAGATTATTCAGAGAAGCAGGCGTGGCCCTACGAAATTTTAGGATTAGGCGACAACGAGAATCCAGTGGATGCAGACGATTACGAGTCAGCGCGTAGTGAATGGAAAAACCGTAAGCCAGGTCAAGGCATAGTAACGAATGTTCCTACAACTCTTTTAGCTGGAGGCACAGGTTCAGCGCCCATACGCGAATTAGCAGTGCTATGCGAGTTGATGAAGGATAACGTGCAGGATAGCGTGATGATTGCACCCATTTCTAAACTGTATAATGCTACTGAAGCTTCCGCGAAGGAAATGACGAAGCACATAATGACTGTTTTGGGGCAGCCTATGCAGTGGCGAATCGCAGAGTACTTTGAACTGTACATTCTTAAGCCTTTTCTTGAATCATTCGGGTTTAGCCGTAAATCGTGTCCTCAAACAGTTTTTGAAAGTCCTGATGTTCATAAGAAGGAGGAGGGTGAATACTGGACTAGTCTTGTGAATGCGAAGATTCAGAGTCCAGTGCAGGCGTGTGACCATTTGGGGTTGGATTATGATGAGGCGTACTGGGCTGAAGAGAAGCAGAAGGAGCAGGAACAGTTTAACCAGCAGTTGCAGGCTAAAAAAGACTCGGCGTCAAATGGCGCTAACCCCAAAGAAGAGAAAGTGAAGGGTAAGAGTTATCAAGTAACAGAATTGTTTGAGGCGCCACACAAATAATGACTGAGCTTGAAATTATTAAACAAATTGGCACCCGACGCTGTTCTCACGGGTATATTTATCCTATTTATGAGTGGAGAGTTAAACCCGAAAAATGATTAACGCTGTTCTCGCTGTCCAAGCCGTACAAGAAGCACGCAAACGCATCCCAGACGAATACAAACACTTAAGCTACTTCGGCGCTTACGACTTATGGTATTACATTGACACCCCAAACACTACACCAGGACACTCTGAATGTGAAACCTGCATGCAGTTTAGGGCACACAACTTTGCAGGCAACCAACTGAGACAGTATTTTCCCGATTTAACCATTGAATCAGAGAACTTGATTTACCCTAATGTTCACATGACACTTTGGGGCACAGACACATGCAAATGCACTTTGATTCGTGTCACTGATAACCCCGACTTCAATGACCCCTCTAAAGTGTTGAGTTATGAAGGAGTAAAGATTGAACCGTATAAACCGAAAGATGACGAGGACGAGTAATTATGGAGCATCCAAGCTTAAACTTACACAAAAAAACGTTACCAACACCAACCGAGTTGAACAAACTAGAAGAAACCCTGCAATCCTTAAGCAAACGTTCAGAAGCACTCAAACAACTGCCCACAGCCATCATCGAACTTAACACGGACACATTAACAGGTTCACTTAAGGAGATTGTAGAACGCAACAACGAAACCATACGGTTAGCCGCAAAAGAACTGGAGCTTTCAAGAGGCGAATTCACGCAGGTTCTAGCAGGAATCGAACAGGTTCTAGCAGAGTTACAGCGGAAAAACAGTAATTTAGAGTTGGAACATGAAGTTTTAACAAAAATGAACAAGGCACTTCCTTAAACGGAGCATTCTTGGATGATGGTGAAGAAATGAGTGCAACTGTAACTTTTCAAGCCACAGACGGTGTATCCTCAACACTTAACACGGCAACAGGCGAAACTAAGCTTTCAAAATGGAATGATAAAGCATGGTTAAAACTTAATTCACCATTTACGCTGATAGGTTCAAGCAAGATAGGTGACAAGTACAAGCTGTCTTATGGTGAATATGCAGTTCAAGTTTACGATGTGCCTGAAGGGTTAGAATACGAAATTATCATAGGCAAAATACCTACATCAAACGTTTTTACGATTCCAGTGGCAACGCAAAACCTAACTTTTTATTATCAACCAGCTTTAACGCCTGCAGAAATAGTTGAGGGGTGTGTTAGACCTGAAAACGTTGTAGGTTCCTACGCTGTTTACCACACATCTAAACAGGGCGGCGAGTACGGAACAGGTAAAGCCTTTCATATTTATCGTCCTTTAGTGACAGCGGCAGATGGCAAAACTATATGGGGCATCCTAAACTTTGACGGCGCAAACCTTACTGTAACTGTGGATTCTGCATGGTTAAGTAAAGCAAAGTATCCAGTGATTGTTGACCCCACATTCGGATACACAACAAAAGGTGGAACTGGTGCTCCAGGATATGACACAACTGCTGCAAAAACTCTTTTTACAACCACTGAGGCTGGTACTGTTACATCAATAAGTGTACATTATTTACCTGTCGGAGTGGAGGCTGTTGATTTAGGATTGTATGATGGCACAACATTATTAACTCGCGCAAGTGCCGCTACTATTGTTGCCCCAAATACATTGAACACTATTGATGTTCCAGATCAAGCAGTTTTAGCATTGACGGCTTATGGACTTGCGTTTAAAGCAATCAATCAAGGTGCTGGTAGTTTTTATTATGATGTTGGTGACACTAATCAGTGTCAACGTAATTCTAATCTTAATTCAGGCGATAATTTGCCCGCTACTTTTACAGTGAGTAATCAGGTTGCTCGGAAATGGAGTATTTACGCGACTTACACAGCCACAAGTTCTGGGCAGCAATTATTCTGTTTACTAAATTGTATGGGATATTAGAGGCTAAAAAACATGGGTGACATTTTCCTTAGAAAGTACGGTGTAGAAACCATAATTCCTTTTTCACTATACAAGCTAGATGGTACAGGCTTAAAAGTTGATGCTGCAAGTGCATCAGGTGACATCACAGTTATTATAGATGAAGCTGCCGAAACATCATTAACCGCAGATGCTTTTGTGGATGAAGGTTCAAGTTATAGCATAACATTGTCAGCGGCAGAACTACAATGTAAACATGTAATTGTGCATGTGGTTGACCAGACAAGTCCGCAAGCTTGGCTGGATAAAACGTTAACTGTTGAAACTTACGGCAACGCTTCCGCACAACACATCTTTGACTTAGGCACTGCTACTCAATCGGTGAATGTGACAGAGATTGGCGGTGTTGCCCAGTCAGCCACTGACCTAAAAGACCTTGCAGACACAGGATACGACCCAGCCACCCATAAAGTTCAAGGCGTAGTCCTCTGCGATACAACCACAACTAACAGTGACATGGTCTCTTCTGCCACTATTGAGGCGGCATGTGACGCAAGCCTTGACAACGCTATCGGCGGCGCACCAACAGCGGGTTCGGTTGCTGAACGTGTGAAGGCGCTTGACGATTTAATTGCGGATAGCAAGTTGCCTGCGCAAATTAAGGGAACAGACAACATCGACTTTGCTGCACTGCAGAAAACCAGTTTGAATGCTGCTACCCCAGCCGTAACCGTGTCAGACAAAACAGGATTCAGCCTATCAGCCGCAGGAATAGACGCATTCTTTGACGAAACATTAACCGCCCACGCAACCGCAGACAGTTTAGGACTAGCAGTAAAAAACACTCTTAAAATCAAAAAGAACAAGCAAGCAATCGTTGGCACACAACTAATAATCTACGACGACGACGGTTCAACGCCACTGTACACTTTTGACCTTGACAGCGCCACAGCGCCAACCAGCAGGACACCTGCCTAATGACAACCATCCTAATTGATGGCTTCAACAGCCCTTATCTTTTAACGGAAGGCTACAGTTCAGCAACCCCGCCCCCAGCACCTACAGTCGTAACGTTTCCCTCTTCTTACATGAAACGCAGGCGACCCCGAAAGCCCAAGTTGCCGTTGCCACGTGATGTTCTTGAAAGTTTCAAACATTATTTAGAAATTAAAACCAGAGTAGGAGCATAATACAAAAGTGAATAACAGCATTCTTGAACCCTTCACAATACCCATCACTGAATGGAAAACAGTTGATGCAGGCAAAAACACCATTCGTATTAAAGGCGTAGCCCTTAAAGGCGATGTAGTCAGCAAAAACCAGCGCCTCTACGTGGCAAAGGAACTGATGAAGTCCACAAACACCTTTATCGGTAAACCCATCAACCTACATCACAACAGCCCAGACAATCAAGCCACCAACATTGGGCATATAACATGGATGGATTGGGACGAAACTGCTGAATTATTAACTTACGAAGCCGACATCACTAAGCAACCATACGTAAACATGATACGCAACAAAAGCACAGAAATCCGAGGCGTAAGTATCCAAGCCAACTTCTTACATAACCGCTGCCCTGACTGCAACACCAAATTCTACACCGAAGAAGATTTCAGGGGGCACATGTGGCAAAACCACTTTAAAAAAGTATCTGCTATTCCACATGGCATAATCGGCGAAGCCATCACTTTAGTTCTTAGCCCCGAAGTGCCAGGGTACAGTGGAACAACAGTTAATCTTGCCGAAATTCAAAGGCGAGAAACTTTACGGTTACTGGAAACGGTAATAAAAACAGAGGTTGAACGTGAAGAGTATATGAGTAAACTTAACTGCGGCGTGACGCCACGCCCAACTATAAGCGTCGGCAGTGTAGCCGAAGTTAAAAATCCACCTGATAAGGCAGAGCCTAAACTGGCTTCTGCGGAAGTAAAAGAAAAAAGGGAAGTGCCGCCTCAAAAGCCTGCTTTTGAACGTTTAAAACTCGAATATGACGAGGCTGAAGTAGTGCAAATAAGCAAGGCCCCGCCCCTTGGAGAAATCACAATTAAACCTAAAGAAACACTCACCTTAAAGGAATCCAAACTTACAGGTTTAAACGAGATAGTTTCAACAAAACTAAGCCTCGGCGAACCATTCGCGCAATACGAAAACTTTGAGGCCTGCGTAGCGGCAAATCAAGATAAAGAAAATCCTGAATCTTACTGTGGAAAAATAAAGCATGAAACAGAAGAAATTGTTAACCTTAAAGCAAACGTAAAACAGTTAACGGTTAAACTGAATGAGGTTGTGCAGGAGCTAAATAAGCCTGTTACGTTGACGTTGCCTGAAGTTAAAATGCCACAGGATGACTTAAGCTGGAAAGAGTCCATTGTGGATGTTAAGGAACAGGTTGAAGTTGAAATTGAAAAAGTTGCGGAAACCGTTAAGGCACTGCCGCAAGACGATCTTGGCTGGAAAAACATAAACCCCTATGATGATACGCCACTTAAAGAATTGATTGAATCATCAAAATATAATGATACTACAATTAAAGAGTTAATTGAAGCATCCAAATATGATGATGCCCAAATTAAACAGTTAATTGAAGCTTCACGTTTTAACCCGGCACCACTTGAGCAGAAAATTGGTGAAGTTGAAAACAAAATCGTTGAAGCATCCAAAACAGCAGAAGCAAAAATCGCTGAATTAACAACTACAATCCCAACTGCCTACAATGACCAATTACTCAAGGAACAGGTTGCAGCCATTAAACCATACGATGATTCAGCAATAAAAACAGAGCTTGCCCAGACAAAAGAGGCGTTAAAAGAAATTGCTGAATTAAAAGAAGCAATCGTTAAACAGAAACAAGACTTTGACGCTCTCTTAGAAAGCAGCGATAAATCAGTCAAAGAATACTTTGCCGACATAAAAAAGCAACGTGAAAGCGACCAGCAAAAAATCAAAGAATTAGAAGACAAAATACATGAATACGAGCAAAAAAAAGTGTCTGAAACCCAAACCCTAGAAGTCCGCGTAGATAACCTAGAAGACAAAATAAAACCTGCATACAAAGGCCACGGCAAACATGAAGTATCCGATAGCAAACCGTTAACGCATGACCCCACAACAGGGAGACCACGACAATGATAAGCCTGCAAGACGTAATTTCTAAGACACAACAGCAACGTAATGCTATACATGAATGTTTACAGCGGACAAGCGGCACTGTCGGTTGGCACCCAGAAGATGCTTCAATATACGATGGCTTAAACGCTGCTGACACCTACGAAGTATCCGAGTTTATGCGTAACATTAGCTTGGCTGAGTTGCTTGTTAAAGGTAGCTCTGCGCAGGGAGCAGACGACATCGTAGCTGCAAAACTCCACGACACCTTGATTTACGCTGCTAAAGACTATGACCTTGCACCCTTAATCGGCTACACTGTGACGAAGTGGGCAGGCAGCGATTTAAAAGTAAACATTGTCAAGGACGGTTCATACACGCCGAAACCGTTTGCTGCAGGCGCAAAACTGCCAGACGTAAACGCCTCATTCGTTTCCGCCACCTTAACGCCTGTCTCTTATGGGCTTCCAATTGTTGCAGGAAACGACATGATAGACGACAACCAGTATGGCTTGATTCAGTGGCATGTGGAGCAGGCAGGTAAAGCATGTGCCGAGTTGTCTTCGCAGTTGGCGTTGGCTGTGCTTCTGGCTCCTCCTGACGGGGATGGAACAGCAAATACAATCACTACAACCACGCAGGATAACACTACTTACCAAGAAGTTCTTGACGCTGTCGATGATTGTGGAGAAGACCAGTTTTCAGCCAACACGCTACTTTGCACAAGCGAAGCATACAGCCACAATATTCATTATGCAGAAGTTGCAGGCGGAACCGCAGGCGACTTTGGCGTAAGAAGCGCTGTGAATGCGGGTGCGCCAGCGGCAGGTTTTGATTTTAAACTGGATATGTTGGATGCGAAACTGGTTAATTACCCGTGTATGCATGACAGCACAGACTTGGCGGGGGCAGCGTTTACGACTTGTAAGAGTGTAGTGTTTGACCGCAGAAATGCTTTGTTGACTGGCAGGAAGCGTTGGTTGGAAGTGAAGAACTTTAGTAACCCGTTTAAGGATATTTCGGGTGCTGTTGTGTCTTTTAGGCAGGATAGCGTGACTTTGTATAAGGATGCGGGTTGCGTTTTAACTGAGCATACTTAAAGGGGGAACCATAGTTTCTTAGGTTCCATCTTTAAAATAACTTAGCTTCTCAATTTCTTCAACAGTTGCAACCTTACCATTTATAGTGCCGCCGTAAACGATTACCGCTACATATGCGTCTTTACTTATTGGTTGACCATTATAAGGCAGAGGTGCAACAATACCTACGGGCACTTGATTCTCTGCTGTAACCTTCTTAACTTTGCCATAGTAAAGTCGAACTATATCGTTTGGTTGTAAAGGCTCAAATGCCTTTAACATCAGAATCATACTCATTCAACTTTCACCTCTCGTTGGCAAAGTAAACATTTATTGTTTTTAATCACGCCAGCAGTATCGATGGTATCACGGTATGCTCTAATTATTGCATTTATAGCTGTGTTGAAGCTTGGAATCTTATCTTGCGTCTTACGCCAGTCATCAACAAGCTTAACCACATCATCATCAAAAACAATAGTTCTACGCTTCAATATTAAAGCCCCTGTAACTGCTTTAACAATCTGCCTGTTATTTCATCCTCTGAAGCACCCATTAGACAGGCAATTTCAGGTGAACCAACAATAACCTTGCCGTTTTCCACAGTAATAGTTGCAACTACCTCTTCCGATTCATAATCGCCCCCACAATGGACTTTTATCTTTAACGATGGCGCAACTTTCACAAACTGTCTAAGCTGTTGCGCGATAGAATTCACTGTATAGTTTCTTTCAGCTAAATTTCCACGAGCATTAATTATTGTATTTACCCAGTTTCCTAACCCGCATAAACCATCACTCATAGATAAGCAGTGAAAATTGCTATAGTCTGCTCTATTATAAGTGCAGGCTTCTTTTAGTTTATCAACTTCTGTTTTTGCAACAGTTCCAATTATATTTACAGTTCGCCAATTACCCATTATTTCACCACTTACACCATAAACACAACTGGTATAAATAATTTATCCAAAAACCACGGTGACTAGTTCACTCTCCCTAACGGGAGAAACAAACATTAAAGGAGCAAAAAAATATGACAACAGACTGGTACCCAACCCAAGAAGGAAGATTAGTAGATGGATTAACCATATCAGCAATAGCAGGAGGCGCAATCGTAGAAGGCAGCGCAGTCAAATTTGGCACTTCAGCATCAGGACAAATCACAGTAACAGCAGCCGCAGCAATCGGCGACGGCTTCGCAGTAGCAATCAAAGCAGCATCAACAGGCGACCCAGTAGGTGTCCTAGCTTTTGGACTCTACAAAATGACCATTGGCGGCGCAGACTGTACACAAGGTAGCCTCGTCTTAAACAGCGGCACAATCTACGCAGTATTCGGCACAGTAGCATCAACTAGAGCAATGGGTGGCGCAAGCTTCATGCTAGGCATGGCTATGCAGTCAACCACGGCAGACGGCGACGAAGCAATAGTATTCGTCGGCAAAACCAACTAAACACGGAGGCATCAAAATGGGTTTTCAAAAAATAAACGAAATCTTAGAGAAGCCAGACTACAAGAGCATACTTGAAACGGTGCAGTACCCTAAGGCAAAGAATTACTTTGACTACGAAGAATACAACATTTACGGCACAGGCTACATGCAGCAAGGCACAAGAGACGCTTACCACGTTGACTCAATGAAGCTAGACGACGCTAACGCCATTGCAGAAATGGTGCGTACAACATCATTTCCGATGCTTGCACGCGAGTTTCTTGCACAATCAGGAACCACAGGTGTAGGCGGCGCAGCTTACCTTGTTCCCCTAAAGATTTTCCAGACACTACAAACATACGCAAGCCCCGCAGACATCATAAGTGATGTTTCCGCAACCGTTTTACCTGCCTCAGAAATTCCAGGCAGCAGCTTAGACATCACCATTGCTAAACGCGGAAGCTACGCGCCAAAATACAGCACCAGCGGCGCAACAGCAAACGAGGAAGAACTTGGCTTCGCCAAGGCAACCTTAAGCTTTAGCAAAACAATAAGCGTAAACTTCAACATCGGCAACGACCTGCTCGAAGATACTCCGCAACTGTCACTGATTGACACACATATTCGTATGGCTGGGCAAGAGATGGGCAAGAAAAGCACCACTGAAGTATTAGCAGTTATGGCAAGCACCAGCGACGGCGACGGCACATTAAACACTGTCACAGCAAGCGCAGACAGCACAACCTTTGCACAAATCGCTCAAGCCGTAGACAAAATTGAAGTAGACGAATTCAGACCAGACCGCCTCTTAGCAATGCGACATGTCATGGTTGACGCAGTTATGGCAGACACCACGTACTTCCCATCAGGTTCAGTTTCAAGCTACAGAGACACAATTGCAAAGGCACAAGACCCAGGCTTATTCGGGCTACAATGGATACGATGCGACCACGCAAGCCTATTCACCGCAGGCACCCACGCAACTTCTTCAGCTACTGAATCACCGACGAACTGTATAAGCTACGTGTTAACAAAAGACAGCAGTTACATTTCAGGCAGAAAACGCTGGATGAGAATAGAAAACTACAGCGACCCCATCCGCGACTTACAAGGCGCAGTTATTAGCAGCAGACAAGACACCGTTAGCATCTACGACGACAGCGTTTGCAAAATCAGTGAATCCTAAACTGGCTACTTAAAATAGCCTTTTCTTCCTTTTTTTGGAGATTACAAAAATTGATTCAAGCAAAAGTAATCCTCAAATATAAGGGTTATGTTATCCCTCTATTAAGGTCGAAACAGATTGCCGTATGCTAAAAAAGAAGATAAAGCGGAACAAATGCGCAAATACCGAAAAACTCAAAAGGAAAATCATCAAAAAGAAGTTACTTTAGCTTATTGGGCTGGAATTGTTGATGGTGAAGGTTCAATTTATATAATTAAAGCGCTTCGTAAGGCGGAAAGTGGATGTAAATCGCCTAATCATCAGGTTTATTTATCTATAGGCATGTGTTGTAGGGAAATTATTTACAAAATGAAAGAATACTTTGATATGGGTCATATTTTCGAGCCTAAAAACACACGATGTAACTGTAAGCAGTCTTATTATTATGTCATAAGCAATAACCAAGCAATATCAGTTATCAAATTATTGCTTCCATATTTAATTGTGAAAAAAGAACAGGCTAGACTTGCAATAGAATTTGATAACAAACGTTCTCGCTGTATGCAAAAAGGTATTTCTAAAAAAATTAGGAAAGTATCTGAAGCAGAAATAACGTTAAGAGAACAATATTATCAAAAAATGAAGGTATTAAACAGTTGATGGAAGCAAGAGTTTCCTGTCCACGTTGTGGACGTGTATGGATAGTGCAGGAAGGCGAATCAGAAGTTGACTGTAACTGCCACACTTACTGTGAAGATGGCACTAAACCAAGCGACTGCACCTTAGTACCGCAAACGTTAAACCATGAGGTAGGCTGGCCGTATGGAGTTCACGTTAAAGCTGGAGAC